TACATTTGATTCCTAGACGTAAAGGTGACATGGAAGATCCCACAGGCGGTGTGCGACATGTTATTCCTGAAAAAGGTAATTATAAAAAAGTTAAATGAAAGGAGCAGCTATGGTAGTAAAAGAAGGATCTAAATGGAAAAGTCCAGAAGGTAAAATTTTTCATGTACTAAGTGTTATCGAAGTCGAAGGTCACACTTGGGTACACTATATAGAAGAACATAAAGTAAACATTTTAGAAGAAGTGCTACCAGGCGAAAGAGAATATAGCTGCTATGTTGAAAGTTTTATCCAACGATTTAGACGCCATGACAACTATTGAAGTTCCTTGGGTGAGTCAATCTAACTATTGGTGGAATGATACCTGTGCTCAAGTAATAGAACACTTCGGTCTGCCGGGCGATAAGTATAGAACCGAAGTTAGCGTAAACAATATGAAATTCCATTTTATCGACGAACAAGATGCTTTTATGTGTCGTTTACTATTAAGCGAAAAACTATGAGCAGAGCATTATTCCTAGGCGACAGTCACACTTGCGGTTATGTTACAGTACCAGGAAAGCAAGGTCCTGGTAGCTACGAAATGTGGCAAGACAACAACTACGCAGAATCATACGCAAGACAACACAATAAACAAACAGCCATATACGCAGTGCCTGGATCATGTAATAGAGTATATCCAGACTGGCTACGAACTATGCTAGACACTCATCCAGATATTGATGAAGTGTTTGTACTGCTGTCTAGTTGGAATCGTTTTATTTTAGCGTTTAATGAAAAGTTATCTCCAGATGTATTGCCTGTAGACTATTTCACTAAACATATATTGAACAAAGATAATCTTGTCGATGTCTATCAAGACGAACTGTTTAAAGGTGATCGTTTCCAGCTGTATAATAAACCTACATGGGAAGATTTTAGCAGTGGTGCTAGCGTGTCATTTAATTATGAGAACGCATTAGTAGATCCCGACATTCGTAGAGATAGCTTTATGAAGGTAAAATTATTCTTTGATCTAAATACTCATCTAGAACAAAGAGACTTTTTTAAAGATGTCTATGCTATGGACAATATGTGTCACGATCACGGGTGTAAACTGTATTTCTTTAACATGACTGAGCGAATGAAATTTCCGCAGTCTTTTGAGTTTTATGGAAAACTAAAAGCAACTAAGTTAGCACCAATGACTGTTGAATCTTACTTTAGAAGCAAGTTTGTTGATCACACAAAATTTTATATTTCAGACGGCGAACACTATAACAAAGACTATCACGACATGATAGCATCAAGGTATTTAGAATGGTTGAAGAACGTTTAAAAGTTCTAATCGCAGGAGACAGTTTTGCTGCCAAATGGCCTGGCAAATATCCAGGCTGGGCAGAATTACTAGAAGAATATTTTGATGTAACTAATCTAGCACAAGCTGGTGTAGGTGAATATAAAATCTTACGTCAGGTACACAGTGTAGATGTAACTTGGTTTGACTGTGTTATCGTATGTCATACCAGTTTTAGTCGTATACATACAAGAGAGCATCCTGTACACAAAGAAGGATTACATATTAACTGTGATCTCATTTATACAGACCTAGAAGCACACAACGACAAGAATAATCCAAGCCTTAAAGCAGCCAAAGATTTCTTTCAATATCATTATGACGAAAGTCAGAGCAAAGGTATCTACTATCTAATACGCAGCGAAATAGCAAGACTGATGGCTTTCTCATCGTACATAGCCATAGATAATTTTAAAGACGCTGCTATCTTTTCTATCGAGAAAAACAAAGTTGATCTATCAGATTTTTGGTTAGAAAATAAAGGTGAAGTAAATCACTATTCAGAAGAAGGAAATAAAAAGTTATGTCAGATGATCAGAGAACAGATCCTACAGTCGGTCGCCTCATCGTCCATGTAGAAGAAGATCCAGAAACAGGCGATTTGGTATTGCCGTTGCCTGAAGAAGTTTTAGAAAAAGCAGGATTTAAACCGGGCGATGTCTTAGTTTGGAAAGACGAAGGCAACGGCTCTTTCAGCCTATCAAAAAAGGTTGACACAACCGAAGAAAAGGATGTATAATAATACAATGAGTAAAATAAAGATAGCTGAACTGTTTTACAGTATACAAGGTGAAGGCCGCTATATGGGTGTGCCTTCTGTGTTCTTGCGCACATTTGGTTGTAATTTTAAGTGTGCCGGTTTTGGTATGCCTAGAGGAGAATTAAGTGTTGAAGCAGAGAATATTAATGCTGATCAGTACACCGAGTACAAATCGCTTCCTTTGGTATCCACAGGTTGTGATAGTTACGCTTCTTGGGATCCTCGCTTTAAGCATCTATCTCCCCTTATGGATACTGCTGCGATTGCCGACGCTATTGTGGATTCGTTACCTCACAAAGAATGGCGGGACGAACATCTCGTAATTACCGGTGGTGAGCCTTTGTTAGGTTGGCAACGTGCTTATCCAGATTTACTCGATCATCCTAAGATGGCTAATCTAAAAGAGATTACATTTGAAACAAATGGTACTCAAGAACTAAGCAAAGAATTTGCCAGTTACTTACACACTTGGGCACATCATCATGACAAAGACTTCTGGCGTGAGATCACATTTAGTGTAAGTGCTAAACTTCCGTGCTCAGGTGAAAAGTGGGAAGATGCTATCAAACCAGAGATTGTGTGCCAATATGAAGAATACGGCACAGCCTATCTAAAGTTTGTTATAGCAACAGAACAAGACTTTGCTGACGCAGAATGTGCTATTGCCGCATATCGTTCAGCAGGATTTACAGGACACATTTATCTAATGCCAGTAGGCGGTGTAGAAAGTGTCTACGCAATGAACAATAAGAATGTCGCCTTGTTGGCTATGAAGCATGGCTTCAGATATAGTGACAGACTACAAGTACCTCTGTTTAAAAACGAGTGGGGTACTTAATGACCGAAATCCATAAAAGAACTGTAGTTCGTGCCGTAACATATCGTATCATTGCGTTGCTTATTACAGCTCTGTGGACTGGGTTAAGTGATGCTGTTATTATTCATGTTATTTTAACAGCAGTACATTATGTACACGAGCGCATTTGGCTTAAAATTAAATGGGGTAAGATATGAAAAAGATTATTAAGAAGATCCTAGGTTTAGACGAAGTTGAAGCTAATATTGCTGTCGCTACTCAAAAGCTAGAAGAATTAGAGAAAGCCAAACAAGCTGCTGAAGAAGCGGTGAAACAGGCACAAGATGAAGAAGCACAATCTAAGCTAACTCCAAAAGAACGTGCTACTGCTAAAGGTGAGCCTTGGGTAGCTGTTTTGGATACCAAGGTTAATCCAGAAAATATCCGTAATGGATTCTTTGAGCTTGACTGGAACGAGCAATTTGTAGTACAATTAAAGCAAGAAGGTTACGGGTTTGACGGTGACCCAGATGAAGAAATCGTTGATCGTTGGTGGAGAGATATCGTGCGTAATATGTTAGGCGAAGAAGGCCAAGATACTACTCGCGGTGCCGGCTACATCAATGTTATTCCACTTACTAAGGACAAATCGGAAATTTCATGACATACATCTTAGTAGATACTGCTAATACATTTTTCCGTGCTAGACATGTGATACGAGGCGATGCTGATATTAAAATCGGTATGGCGTTTCATATCACATTAAACTCTATTAAAAAAGCATGGAAAGATTTCGACGGTAGTCACGTGGTATTCTGCTTAGAAGGTAGATCATGGCGTAAAGATTATTATGCTCCTTACAAGCGTAATAGAGCAGAAAGTCGTGCCGCACAAACAGCTACAGAGCAAGAAGAAGATAAGTTGTTCTGGGAAGCATTTGACACATTTAAAGAATTTATATCAGAAAAGACTAACTGTACAGTATTACAGAATCCTGTGCTAGAAGCCGACGACTTAATTGCCGGTTGGGTACAAAGTCATCCAAACGATAATCATGTTATCATTTCTACAGACAGTGACTTTGAACAATTGATCGCCCCTAATGTAAAACAATACAATGGCATCAGTGAAGTCACTATCACACATGAAGGATACTTTGATGACAAAGGCAAGAAAGTCAAAGACAAAAAAACAAACGAAGATAAAGCAGCCCCTGATCCAGAATGGCTCTTGTTTGAAAAATGTATGCGTGGTGATACCAGTGATAATGTCTTCTCAGCGTATCCAGGTGTGCGTACTAAAGGCACAAGCAAAAAAGTGGGTCTTACTGAAGCGTTCGAAGATCGTAAAGCCAAGGGATTTAATTGGAACAATCTCATGTTACAGAGATGGGTTGACCACGAAGGAAAAGAACATCGTGTCTTAGAAGATTATGAACGTAATCGTAGACTGATAGATCTTAGTCATCAGCCTGATGACATTAAGACTGTCATCAAAGACACGATACAACAATCAATCGAAGCAAATAAAAACATCAGCCAGGTTGGCATTCGATTGATGAAGTTCTGTAATTTATTTGATCTTAAAAAGATCGCTGACCAGGCACAAAGCTACGCAGAACCACTCAATGCGAGGTACACACAATGACAGAATTAATAGCTAAACCAATCATCCCTAACAAGTTTTGGATTGTTGAGAAGGATGGAAATAAGTTCGCGACTCTGAGAAAGAACGAAGACAATCGTTTTGTTCTTAGCAACGAACTAGGTGTTAAGATTTATCCTAACAAAGAAAGTCTCACAAAGCAGTTTGGTAAAGATTTCTTTATCGCTAAAATTGTTAAAGAAGCAAATGATGCTAAAGAGAATGAAGTACATGGGTTTGATACCAGTACTACTCCGCACAATGCTATGTTTGACATTCAGCGTAAACTTCCACTGTTTACTAAGAGCAGTGATAGCAAGAGTCTCTACTGTGCCGGATATTATGTGATACGGTTTGACAAGGGCTGGGTTAAGAGCTTTTGCCCTAAGTTAATCACTCTTCAACGGTACGAATATAAAGGCCCGTTTAAGACAGAGATCGAAATGCGTCAGGTACTATCAAATGTCAGTAAATGATATTCCAACTACCTTAGGTAGTGTAGAAAAACTAATTCAACGAACTATTTCAGCTGAACGATCGAATCAGAAGGAAATACGTCTTACTATACAAGAAGCCAAAGACATAGCTATAGAATTAAGTCTTTTGACGTCTAAATTGGGCAAACATATACAAGATATCCACGCAAGGCTGGATAAACTGACCGTACAAAGCGATCAAATTGATGTTAAGATGGACGGCGGGACTTTTTAAGGCATAAATATATGCGTGTATTATAAACAGAGAAACGCATGAGTAGACCAAAACCCAAAGTACTTCTTGAATATGCTAATAAAGATAATTTCAAGGTAGAACAGATTTTAGAATCTGAAGCCATCTGGGCGGTCTTTTATAAGGGTAGTCCATTTAATCTTAAGAGTGGCAGTTTAGTTACTAGTTACCCTGGACCGAAATATAAAAAGGTGAGCTTCAGTAATCCTGGACACGCATATAATTTATCTAAGAAATTGAACAAGTTGTTCAAAACGGAAGATTTCCAAGTTGTGAAATTAACCTCAGGTGAAATTATAAGTGGAAAATGATTAGTAAAGATCAGTACATCAAAACATTCTTATCAGCTGCTAATATTGAAACATCAGAAAGCCTCTTAAAAGAAAAGAGATCAGCGTGGTGGTACAATATTAGAGAAAAGGGTGGGTTGAGACTGACAGAGTCGGCTATTGACTTTATCACTAACGATGCTAAAATAAAAACATACACAATAAAATTCCCTGGCCAATTTACTATGACTCCTCAGATCTTAGTTTGGCTAGATCACTTTATCGAATCCCCGTACTACATAACAAAGAAAGATATCACAGTGCTATCTGAAAAATCAGCTTTTGAATTGTATCTGTTCTCAGGAGATGTAAAGAAGATGGGCTACAGCAAAGCACTGTCAAGAAGACTGAACCAAGAATCCCAGGCCCAGCCCACCGAGTAATTTAAATATACAGCTATGATTGAGATCAACCCTCTTAACGTATTGAACCAGAGAAAAGTCAGCTGGATCCCTCCACATTTTACCAAAATTAAATTGTCGGAAGGAGACTCTAGTTTTCTATCACACTGGAACAATGATCTCGAATCTTGGATTGTCTACCGTTTAAAAGGTAGATACGGTATCGTTGTCAAACCTACAACTACAGGTACATCCACTTTTGTAGGGTTTGAAGATGAAAAAGAGCTAACATACTTTATGTTGGCCTGTCCACATATCTAAAAGGAGTTTAAAATGACAGAAGAAGTAAAAGCAGAACAGAAGCCCGCAGAACAAGCAGCGGCACCAGAACTAACAATTAACGACCTTAACGCAGTTAGAACTATCATCGACGTAGCTTCTAGCCGCGGTGCTTTCAAGGCAAATGAACTTGAAGCAGTTGGTAAGGTCTACAACAAGTTAAACACTTTCTTGGAAAGCGTAGCACCAGCACAACAACCAGCAGCAGCACCTGCTCAAGGATAAAAAAATCATGGCCACAAATTTAAAACATGTGGGGCGATTAAAGTCGACTAAATCTAAAGTTTTAGTCGTGTTCAAAACACTACCAGACGAACCCAATAGTTGTTTGGTAGTAGGAACCGCAGGTCTTAGTGATGACTATCATAATGCTATCATTAATATCGTAGAAAGCATCCAAGCTCAAGATACATTCGAATTTGGTGAAATTCTAGCTAGCAGATATTTTCCAGACGGAAGAGCTATGTTAGCAGCACTACATCAAGACGGACGTTTAAAGAAGTTTAATACTAACGAAATCGAAATGACTCCAAACACTATGGACGTTATTGGATTAGATGAATTAAACATGCTTATCGCCGAACAGCGTGGAACTTCTGTAGCAGACAATGCCGTACAGAACGAGACTAGAGAAATTGCTAGAGTACAGGAAATCGTCGAAGACGCTGCTCCTGCTCCTAAGTCAGCAAATGATCCTTTATCAGATCAAGACCTAGCACGTTCATATCGTAGTCAGGCAGACTCTATGTTTAAAGAAGCACAGAAGCTACGTAAACAAGCAGACGAACTAGATCCTCCGGTTAAGAAAGCAGTTAAAGGCAAAGAAGAAGTAAGTGCCTAAGAAACTGTTTCGTCCTCCGCCAGACGTAGTACGAGAATGGCCTGAGGTGTTTGACGATCTTTATATGAGCAGTATGCCTGTACAGTATATACACGGTGTTGAAATTACATTCGACAACGGTCGTGTATGGTCTATAGACATTTCGGAGCAATTAGATTTCGCAAATGAGAAAGAAATCTTAGACAAATTGTTCTCTGCTTTTAAAGATTATCAAGAAGAAATTACAACTGTCAATTTTCAAATAAACATAGCTAAGTTGAAAAGTGACGTTTTAAAATCAACCAAGAATATATTAGGTGACAAATGAATGTTAAACTTTTATCCTACAGCGCACCCACTAGCGAATTTGAGGGCTTGGGCATCGAAGATGCGCAGGAACTCATTGCGTATTGCGCCCGTGTGTCCAATCCAGCCAACCAGTTTAACACCGAGACATCAGAAAAACTCATCCGATACTTGGTCAAACACCAACACTGGTCGCCACTCGAAATGGTCTCAGCCTGCCTCGAAATTACCACAACAAGAGATATCGCAAGACAAATCCTTAGACACAGAAGCTTCAGCTTCCAAGAGTTCAGCCAACGATATGCTGACCCTACTGAGGATCTCTCGTTTGTATGCCGAGACGCACGACTACAAGACACCAAGAATAGACAAAACAGCATAGATACTTCTGATACCGAATTAATAGCATGGTGGGATGCTCAACAGAAATTCGTTATTGAAAACGTTAAGAGGATTTATGCTGAAGCTGTTGAAAAAGGTATCGCTAAAGAACAAGCTCGTTCTATCTTACCAGAAGGTAATACAGTAAGCCGTTTATATATGAATGGTACGCTGCGTAGTTGGATTCACTTTATCCAACTTCGTTCTGGTAACGGAACACAGAAGGAACATCAAGAAGTTGCTATTGAATGTGCTAAAGTAATAGCAGAGATATTTCCTATGACCAACGAGTTCATAAGCGATCAGTAAGTCTTACACAAGTTATAAAATTCTGTCAATTCGGGGAACGTGCTTAAAAAGTTCGTTCCCCGTCTCTTATCATGTTCATCGACAAATATCGCAAAGTCTTTGCGATTCTGTATTTTCTTAGCATCATCGATAAACATCTTGTGTTCAAATACCCCAAGCAATCTTTCTAATTTTTGTATTTCTGATTTATAAAATCCAATAGAATTATCACCTTTAGTAACCTGATTAGCATTCATAAAAGCTATCTGAGATTTAATCATTGAGATGAAATCAGGTGTGAGTATTCCTACAGTTTGATGCGGAGGGTTATTTAGATAAGGTATATCTAGATTAACAGGATGAGAACCAAAATCTATACCCAATACTCTATTAACAATTTTTTGATACCATTTAGGTTTTCCATATTTCTTGTTAAGATATAGAACGTCTTCTAAAAACTGCTGATAGGTAGTAACTGATAGAGCATTGTATGTGCTCATGATACCTAACTTAGCATCAGGAACTGTTGACAGATATCTTTCACAGTTTGTTAACCACTTGTTGTAGTTCATACCAAAACGTATATATTCTGATTGTTCACCGTATGCTTCACAACTGGTGTATATCAATATACTTTTAACAGCACCTTCTTCTTGTATTAATTTTAGCTTGTCTAAAAATCTATCAAATAGTTCATCAGGTACGCAGAAATTAGAATTAATGTTTAACTCTAAATTAGGATTAGGATTTTCTAATATGTGTTCTAGCACTCTGAATGTGTGTTTGCTAAGTAACGGCTCTCCTCCAGTAATACGGAATGTATGTAGGATAGGATAAAGATCAGGCCACCATTTCCAAAATGCTTCTACATAAGGATTATATTCTCTTTCTGGAACAGGCATCTTGCCCTGAGCCTTTACCCAGTCTAGATTATTAAAATTAAGAGAAGTAGGATAAGGTCCAAACTCTTTTATTTCTTCCATCCATTTGCTGCTAACATCTGGACTACAATAAGAACATTTAAAGTTACAAACATTACTGAAAGAAATTTCCAAGTACTTGGGATTAACAGAATCTTTTGATCCTGCTCGTAAAGACTCGTCTAGCATTTTTTGTGACCAAGGTTCGTAACTTTTTAAAACCCTGTCACTTAGAGCTTCGCCACTGTCTTCTACATTCCAACAATAATCACATTCCTTAGGACGAACTCCTTGTAGCATTTCTTCTCTTAGAGACTTTTTATAGGAAGTGTTATGTAATGCGCTAGGATCTTCTTTAATCTCTTGTATAGGAATAACGTGTGTCCTAGGATGATGACAGCTATGCGTGTGCCCAACTCCTAAATGGATAGTCACCTGACTCCATTTAGCCGTACAAAAACTACTGCTAATGGTATCTAATTTCTTTTTATAGTCTAGGCGATCTCTTTGCCACTTGTTCATATTGTTTCATCAACCATTTAAAATCATTAATAACACGTAATTGAGACTCGTCACTTTTATTTTTATGACCATATTCTCTGCCTAATAACGCACCTTCTTTAGCAAACTCTACCCACGGCACATCGTTGAATTTTTCACACCATACGCTTAATCTATATTCATCTTGTGCGACATTTCTGTTAGGAATCGTGCCTGATGACAATTTAACACATTCTCTAAATGCTGTGCGAAATGAATGTAAAGGAGTTGTATTAAAGGCATGTACGTTAAGTACCATGTCTACTGTTTTAATTCTTCCTTTAAATGATGTAGAAAAATCTACAGCTTCTACATCATTGAAAAATTTACGCTGGAATATTTTTATTCCTCCGTGTCCGTATTCTAGATCATTTACAGGATTTCTGGCTCTAAAAATGTAAATGTAATTAGGATCCTCGACACGTTGATATACATCGAAGAGATTAAAATCATCTAATAGAACAGCATCCGCATCTAAAACCATGAACTGATCTGTTAGAGATAGTTCAGCACAATATTTGTGAGATCCAGATATTGTTCTATGTGTTACTACTTTTCGCAGATCTTTGATCTTAGAGTGTGCTAAGTCATAATTTTGATCTATAAATGGATCATCAAATGCTAGAAAGAACTTTTCCATATCGGGCTCTTGTTGTAATACGTTTGGCCAAGTGCTATAGACTCAGCATATAGATCTATAATGTATTGGCTTTGATCTTTGTCAAAGTAAGCCCAATTAAATCCTAGTTCTGCTTTTATTATGTCCCCTAGTTTTTTAATCTCTTCAATACATGCTGCTTCATTATCTTCAAAGTAGATGGCGGTATTATTATAGATTTCTTTCAATTTTTCAAAATCTCTAACATCGACATAATTCCAATCTGTACAGTATGTCATGTAACTACCCTGTCTTGCTCCTAGTATAGCATAGATACCATTCTTAACATGACTACCTACTGAACTCCAAATACGCAGTCTATGTATATTATGCCAATAGATATCCGACTTTAAATTTTCTTTATCTACTTTAACACCTTTAAGTGTTAGCATCTTTACACCTTCACGAAAACCAGCTCTCCATGCTTGGAACGGAGTCGCATTGATAATTGTTTCGCTGAATACAGCAGGAAAATTCATGTAACCTGTTTCCCAACAAAAATCAACTTGAGACGAATCAGAATCAGCTGCTTCGTGCGTTTTCATATTTTCTATAAAAGATTTCTTCCAGACCTTAACACCACCATTACCATACGTTAGATTGTTAATCACATTTCTTCCGCACCAACTGTATACTTCAATCCCAGGCATTTCAGTAATTTCAATTTCTAAAAATTCAGGATCAATTTGATTATCACCGTCAACGGTGATCACCCATTCAGTCGATGCTAATGCTGCCGCAGCTTTATGTGCGTTATCAGAACCTTTTACACCATGTACTCGTTGAGCCCACGGTGCTTTATTTGAGAGATCGGCCCAGTTGATCTCTGCGTTTGGTTCGTCATATGATATAAAGATAATGTCTTGGTCTGCTATTTTCATTTAATCACGTATACTGCTGTGTTGAAAATTCTTCTGTAAAAGAAGCTGAAATCGTTCTGGAATAACTTTGTAGAATCAATGTCAGTGATAGAAAATTCCATAGAAGAGTTTTCATCAAACTGATCAAAGTTACAATTAAATGTTTGATAGTGTGTATTGATATCGTTCTTGTCAGTTAGATAGATGTCAAAACTGTTTTTAGATGGATCTGTTACTGGAGGTCCGTTATACGTTACTACCATTCTTGGGCTATGATCTCTAGTAAACACTGTGATTACTAAATCGCTAATAGCATCGTTAGACTTTGGTGAGAACGGAATAAGAGTAAATTTATTATAAGATTCGTCATCTTCTGATACCATATCATCTACACAATAGATTTTTAAATCTTTGCTTTCTGTATTGATTTTGTATCTATGTATAATCTTGATACCTTTCATAATATCATCGAATATAGAATCATATTCTGAAGGTACTGTGAATTGTTCTACTGTAGGATCATTTATAGTTTCTAGTGTGTTTCTAGCACACATAATAATGTCTCCTGTAGATTTTCTTGCGTTGATAATATATGTCATTTTTTAAAATTCTCCATCATTAAGTTTTGGTAGTTAAGCATCATTTCAAACATATTAAGATCTTTCTGTGCGTAATGTACTATGTCAGTCTGCGCAAATGTTCCTATCTTAAAATTATTCTTTTTATCAAAATGATAGCCTACTTCAGAACCAGTATTCTTTACCTGTCTAGTAAAGCCTTGTATAGCAGGCTTCATATGTACAAATCTCGGAAATTCTAGTTCATAAGATATTTCATCTTCTATATCTAAAATTTTTGCTGATAGAGCAAATGCTTCATCAGTTCCAAGGACCTTAGGTACATCTTTATCAAGGTAAAGATTTTTGAATTCTGTAGGGTTCTCTATTATATATCTTCCTAGATTAAAGAAATTTTCTACCATTAATGATTCTTTATCAAACCATGTATAAGCAGAATATAGATTAGGTAGATCGTTGGCTGTAAACGTTTTCCTGTAGAAATCAGATTCTACAACTTCGCCCCTAAATGTATAAGCCTTTGGTGCTATGTATAATTCGCAGTTGCTTTTGAAATAGTCAATCCAATGGCTGTAATCTCTAGTGAACAGCATATCAGCGTCTAGGCATACAGTGTATCTCCAAGGACTTAATTTGTCCATCCAAGATCTACCATCCCAATGCTGTTTTTCATTCCAAAAAATCACTCGATCAATAACAGGAGTTGCTCTTAATAAAGTTAGTGTTTCTTCATCATCAGTTACTACAGCTACTTTATCGTATCCAGATTTTTGTGTACGTTTAATAGATAACGCCAACAGATAAGCCATCTGATGATACAGATTCTGATTGTTCTTGTCTTTAGAAATAACTATCAGATAGCCAAAATCTCTCATAGTGCGAGTATCTCAGTTTCAAATTTTAAAATATCTGACTTGTTCATAATATGAAGATTAACTCCAGATACTTTAACTATGCCTTTAGTTCCGTCATTATCAACAGAAAAATACAGCGAGCCATCAACTTCTAACAAGCTGTCTTTAGATGATGCCCAAAGCATAGGAGGCAAAAAATTATCAGATTGTTGGAAACCATTGACTATATGATTAGACACAGAAAATGCGATATCGTTTCTAAAATGTCTCATAGGAAATTCATAGACATCTGAGATGTATCGATATTCATTTTGAACGTAAGTCACGGTGTCAAAAATCATTTTAGTGTAACTGTTCTTGGTAAACATAACAGCAGTAGCCCAACTCAACCTCAACGATTTATCCGAAACACGTTGTTCATCTGCTGCTAGTTCTATCGATGATAAGTTAATCATAGATTCGCATATTAGGAAATCTTCGTCAACATCCCAATAATTTCCATATTGATCGTTCATTATCAATACGTCAGAATCTATTAACAAAGTCCTATCATAAGGTGTTAGCTTCCAGGCATCATGTCTTGTAGAATTTAAAAATAGTTGAGTCTTGTTTTCTAAATGTCTGTAATGATTTTTGGGAGGAGCATCAACAAGTATCACTTGGTCAAAAATAGAACAATCTGATGCAGTTGAATCTAAGCTAGGCTGATCAGTGATCAGCGAAACAGGAACTGACATATTTTTCAATATCAATTTCGCTGATATAGTTGCTAATCGCACATAATCAATATCATCATTATTGTGCGCGAATATCAAAGCACCTTTTTTCATATCTTAGGTAAAGCCAATCTTACAGAATCTGTTTTTCTTTTTTTGAGATCTTCGTAACCTGCCTGATAAAATCCTACCGCAGACCAGTATTTGTTAACTATCTCTTTTTGGAATTCCACTAGATCGTTTACTACAATAGGGTTTTGATTAGAATCTAACAATATTACATCTTCGATTCTTTTTTGATTTACCAAAGATTCAATAAACAACAACAGATGTGTGTCTATTTTAAATATACCGCCGCCATAGCCGTATGTGGTATCAGCAGAAAACTTCTCTTTAAGATACTGCTTTTGTACCTTTATAGATAGCATTTTGTTGGAAAAGTCTATGGCTTGTTTTAGATTATCATTCATAAGAAACCCCTAGCATGATACTTATGCTAAGGGTTTTAGTAAGACCAGTATTCTTGGTTAAGCAGAGAACGATTTAGTAAAGTTTACTTGGATTCCCGGAGAAGTAAATGGCGTTTGATTTAAGTTAATGCTAGCGTATGAATAATAGAACGTCAGCGTAAATGTAAATCTAGATGTCACGTATGGCGAGAATCCGTTGCTATGTCCATTATAGTATTCAAACTGTATCTGTAACTTTCTATCACTCAATGCCCTGTGTCTCATTGTGATAGTGTTGCTAGTATAGTTGGCTGTTGTTGATTGTACCTGTTGTACCTGTGTCAATCCTGATAAACTAGCATCGTATGCTCCTTGAGGTGACCACTTAGAAGAATCAGTGTATCCCATAGTTGCTTTGTTATAAGCACCATAGTTCATAGGAAACATCTTGTTGTTTAAATCTAACCAATCCGCATTTTCAGCTGCCGAGTTTGATGGGCCGTTACCAGTCTGATCAACTACTGAAGCGAACCCAAAATAAGATCCTGTGTTAAAATACTGTACAAAGTCATAGGCAGTTGGCCACTCAAGTGTAAAGTCAACAAACATACTACCGTTACCAAATGGAGCAGAAGATCCATTCCTTTGTGGCGTTGTTGGCCAACCATAAACTGTTGTTTCTTGACATACTAGTTTGTTAGAATTAACTGCCGTTACTGTGTTATAGTATGGCAGGTAAACAGAATACTGGATCAATGAATTCCTAGTAGGAATCGGCAATGTAGTAGCACTAGGGGCTGCGCCATATACGTGAGTATATGCTAGAGCCAAATCTGCTCTTAGATTGTTAAATTGATTAGCTGAAATAACATATTGCGAAACGTTACCTGCGCCCGCCCATGCTGGATATCCTTGACTGACTCTAGTATCAACGTTCAGCAAGCTAAAAACTGTTGTACTTAAAACTTGATCAACTACAAAATAGTTTCCGCTAATAGCTGTTGTAGACCAAGTCGGATTTGTGATGCCGTCGATATAAATCTTTTCGCCTGACACTAAATTGTGCGGAAGAGAAGTCGTAACTTGCGCTGGATTTGTATTGGAGATGTTAGATATTGTCCTAACAAAAGGATATTGTAAAGATGAGAGACTTGAGTTAGGTACTCCATATCCTGTACCTTTAACATAAACTCCCGGGGCAGTTTGTTGTAATGGCCCGACTATTGAGTTAATTGTGGTATATAATGCGTTATAGTCGCTGTATCTGACCGGATCTCCGCCTTGTGCTGCCATGTTCTATTCCTTATAATATAATTGCTTCGATAATGCCAGTGGCTTCCGAATTGTGGTTTTCTAATGCTATAGCAAAACGCAAAGGTCCGTTACCTGACTTAGCATATCCGTCATCGGCTGCTACTAATCCGTCACCTTTTGTTACTATACCTATCACTTTCACAGGAACTCTACCTTTTAATGCTACTGCTTGACCTTCTGCGTCTTTATTCATTAGGTACGCAGGATTAGCCGATATAGCACCTATAGCTCTTTCTTTTTTAGAACACGCTGTTACTTCGAACTCGCCGCCCACAGAAACTACTGTGCCTACTTCATATTCTTTATCAGTCTTATATATCTCAGCCAAATCAGCATATCTAGCAGATGTGGCCGTTCCATTAAAGAATCTGCCATTTATATCACCGCCCACTGTTCGTATTACCAGTGTGTCTGGAACTGTTGAAGCAGATGCTTGACGTCCGTTCACTGATCTAGTGTCGTTTGACTGACCATCAAAGAATACTGCTTTGATAGTACCAGCAGCAGATCTAACTGGAATAGTAATAACACCAGGATTGTAATTGTCAACTGGGTCATATGTGGCTAACTTACTTGCTGTAACCGCCGAACTTGCTTGACCTGATAAAGGCCCTTGGAATGATCCAATAAACAAGTCTGCTGTAAATGTTCGTGATGCTGAGTTATACGCCACTCCGCCATTATCTGCTTTGATTCCGCCAGTATGTATACCAGTAGTATCACCAGTTACATTTCCAGTTAAATTTCCATAGATGTTTTTTGCCCATATAGACTTCCAATGTCTAGTAGCAGCACCAAGGTTTATCACTTCAGTTTGATTAGGGAATATGGCTTTTGTTGTTGTAGCATCGGCAGGATCATATTGAGCTCTGCTCAATATCATCATGTCATCTCTGTCAGTCGTAGACGCAGCGTTGCTGATACGGAATTTGATAATACCGTTATTTTGGTTTTCTATAGTTGGTTCGTTAGCTGTATTGATATAGATACGTAGATCTTTTCTTACAGTAAGATCACCTAGACCAACAGTTAAACCAGCACCCGAGAATGATACAGGATCAGATCCTGTAAATTGCTGTGCTGATCCGCCAGTACTTCTAATAAAGTCTTCAATAGGGTGGCCGCCGAGTTTTTCAGCGTTACTAGCTGTACCCCAGAATCTAAATCCGCTTGAATCGCTTACGCCAGTATCACTAACAGAATTTAGTGTAATACCTTTCTTAACTTGACGCCCTGTTTCAGAAAAACCTGCGATACTGTTTGTAGAAGAAAGAGTAAAATCGGGGTCATTGCTGAATATAGCTGTCGTTACGCCAGCAACAACAGATTTCAAAATAACGTGTGATGTGTTGTTAATGTCTTTAACAACCTGTGTAACAATCTGCGATGTACCAAAACCTGGTGCGCTTTGCGGTCCAATCAATACAAAGCTAGAACCGTTCCATGCTGACAATTGGTTAGTGTTAGTATCAAACCAAAGATCACCCTGTGCTAGTCCTGCCGGAGGACTAGAAGCAATTTCTGCTCCACTAGCTGCTTTGAATTTTGTACCATCGTAAAATTTCAGTTTTTTGATACTAGAATCGTACCAAATTTGTCCGCTAACAGGCTTCGATGGTGCTACTGTATTAGCAAAATTTTCTAAAAGATATAAAAAATTCTCGTTCTGGACTTGTCCGTAGCCAGTATAATTTTTACCTACGAATTTAATGTCCGTAGATGTATCAATGGAGCCGTCGGCTACATTAGTTAAGAAAGTTCCGTTATATCTGTCTACTCTATACGTCATTTTCGTTCCAGTTTGTTATATTTATCCATAGACTTTTAAGCGAATTTCTGCTTCTTTTCTATGATATCTTTTTCTTCTTCTGCTGAAATCCATGTATAAGCCGCTGGATTTGAAGCATATGCGTTTACTTGTTCTGCGTGATTTGCTCTAGCAGCATCAAGATAGTCCTTGAATGCTATAAATTCGTCAGTCTTTACTGTGGCATTTTTGTCTAACATATCAATCAATATGTTGATCTGCGTATGTAAAGGATATGCGGTTAAGATCTCTGCGTTGGTGTTATACTTGACAAAAGATTCTGTAATCAATGGCTTGTCTGTTCTAGCACGAATCTCACCAGTAGTATAATCACCGTACCAGTACTCACCTTCTTCGTGATCTATTTCTACCGATTTGACTACAAACTTGTCTAGATTGAAACTGGAGTTATCAGCATCTGCTGGAATCTCCCCAATTAACACACCTGAATCTTTAATGAATAATAAATTTCTAGTTACTTTTGCCATATTAAATCCTTCCCCATGCTAGCACTAAGCTATATTTGGGCTGTTCGTCTTGTTCTATCTCTGTTACTTCGTGCTCTATATGTATAGGCATTTCAAGTAACGCACCCTGTTCTTCTTCAACTACAAAACCATCGCCTTGATCATCATACCATTTAAAGTGCGGACGATCACTGCGCAAGAATATCAGTTTAAATTTCCAATATCCGCCAACATGATCTCGGTGCCTTAAAAGATAATCACCCGGATCATATCTGTTAATCGTATAACTAGTTACAAATCTACGATCATCAGGTATGGTTTTAAAAATAGCATCTTGTAATTCCTGATCCATATCAAACGAAAACAAGCTCTTGAGCTTGCTGTCTCCATAATGCGAAACAAAATTGTGTTTCTCATTAGGTGCTCTAACCGAGAACTTGTCTCTATGTTTTTCAGCTAGCTCTATAACTTCGTTATAGTTTGATAGATAGTTTTTCACTAGATTAACCTGAGACATATTCCCAACTCGTGCCTGAAGAATTAACTCTATAAATTAACAGATTGTTTCTAGTTGGATTAAGTTGCGTTGTTGTGACTGTGACATTGCTTACATAGGTAATAGAGATCCAACGGCCTGTTGAAAGAGCCACTGTTGATTGAATATTTTGTATAGTGCTAGTAATATGCGCTAATGTTCCTGGCAAAAAGTTGCCTACCGGAGCTAGTTCGTTCATCAACGCAACCACTGATCCTGTTCCAGTGCCAGTTGTATCAAGTCCTTTAGTGTCAATACTAAAGAATATCGGCTGTGTTTTTAATTTGTTATCAACATACAGCTTAGTAGCAGCATGGCCTGGTGCTGTAGGATCTCCTGATAATGTTAAAAATCCACTCATAACACTGCCTGATTTTGCTACAGCTAGCGGATCATTAACATCAATGTTAGTCGACCCGTCAAAGAACACACCATTGATGTATTTGCCAGAAACTAATCTAGAAGCTGTATCGGCATTACCTACTAGATTTCCTGTAAATGTTTTAGTACCTGAGTTATATGCTATAGTTTCATCGTTGGCGTATATGCTACCTTTGACATTACCAATCAGTTTATCTACTAAAGTTAAACTGTTAGCGTTCATAGTAGTAGATGTTACAGAATTTACAGTTAATGCTTTAGTCAATCCATCAAAAATAGGTGCGCCGTCAGTTGCTGCCAAGTTACCTTGGTGTGTTCCTATTGTGGTTCCACTAAAACTCTTGGTCGTACCGTCGATGAGTAGACTAGAATCTGAAGCATACATATTTCCTTTAAGCGTTCCTACTACTCCGCCAAATATATTTGCTCCATAGATGTTTCTATATCTATGAGTTACGTCGCCAATGTCATAGGAATTATCTAGGCCTGGTGACATTCCAGAAGCAGATAGTATACCGATATCATTTTTAGTTGTTCCTACAGTGACTCGTAGTCGTAATGTAGTACCTAGTTGGTTTGATATCACTGGCTTATTTGTATCTTCTACAAAAATACGTATATCGGAATCGTTACCTACAGTAAATCCATAGTCGTCAAATGTAGATCCGCTTGATCCTCTCAGCACAAAGTCTGACAATGGGTGACCGCCTAATTTAACTGCGTTAGTTGCTGTGCCCCAGAATCTATAACTACTGGTTGTTACTCCATCCGATGGTGTATCAATTAGAGTTAGACCTTTGTGGATATATGTAAATCCAGCACCTAGAGTAGTATCAATAGAACCTACTGCGAAATCATCAGGAGACCATACAGCTATTACTGATCCGTTTTCTACTACTTTGATAATTGGATGTGCTGTGTTGCCATCATCTCGAATAGTAACAGAGCGAAGTCTTGTTTCAGCAAACGTAGGAGCATTCTCAGGACCGATCAATACATAATCAGTTCCGTCCCATACGTTAATCTGCTTGCGGTCTTCATCAAACCATAGATTACCTTTATCTATTGTGGTTAGGCCTGTCGGTTTTGTAATACCAGTGTCTGTAATAGACAGTGTGCGCCACGATGAATAGTGATCACGGAATTTTATTTTGTTTGTGCTTTCATCAAACCACAGTTGACCTATGATCGGTCTACGAGGTTGTGTTTCGCTGCGAAAGTTTTCTAAAAGATGTACAAAATTTTCGTTTTCAGCTGTGCCATACCCTGGATAGTTTTTACCAATCAGCTTTAAATCAGTACTGGAGGTTTCAATGGTACCGTCAGGAACCTCTGCTAATAAGGACCCGTTGTATCTGTATATTGAATATCCTGCCATTTCTACGCTCCGTTAATTTTTAGTATTTGATACATGGTAGTAATGCCACGTTTCTTGGTCTTGATTCTGCGCCATCATTAGCGTCTGTTCTGCCTAGTGCGTAAACCGCACCAATATCGCCATCTTCGTCAGCACCATAATATTGATCATCTTGTCCTAATATCGCTGGATTACCGTTTCTGTCAACCCAATCAGACCCAGCGTCATCTTGTGAGCCATACACATCTTTGAAATCGTGTGTATGTGGTCCTACTGATGATGATTGTCTAGAAGCAAATGTTCTACCTGTGTCAACTCCGCGTCCGCCATCCCAACCGCGTATAAATTCGCCTCTTAGGTCTGGAAGATTAAATGTAAGAGTACCATCTCCATTGCCATATAACGTGCCTATAGCACTAAACAATGCTGAATAAGTATCTCTCGAAACTGCTGCTCCATCACAGATCAACCAGCCTTCCGGCGCTGTAGGTGTAGCAAAATACACAACCTGTGCTAATATACCGTTAGGTACACTGGTCCATTTGCCGCCATCTGATGTTAACACATTTCCTTTGTTGCCAGGAGCCACAACATCTAATGTGCCTGCTCCTGCTCCGACCACTACATGACCTGCGGGGAATGAGCCGCGACCTGTACCACCATGAATTGTTGCCAGTATGTTAGCTACTTGATTTGTAAGATCAACAATAGGTGATCCCCATTCTGGAGAAAGATTAGCACCTCTAGATTTTAATATTAGTCCAGCTGTACCTGGACTTCCGTTAACCACAAACTGATCCGACATAGTGACTGTAGTAAATGCCGCAGAACTAGGTGTAATAGCGCCAATAGTTCCGTTAACATTACCAGTAACATTACCAGTTACGTTTCCTCTAAGATTTCCAGAGAAGTAATCAGTAGCTGTGTGTATCGTTCCAGATATTCTACCTGTAACATCACCAGTTACATTACCAGTTACGTTGCCTATTACTGCGCCGCGGAAATTTGTAGCATAGATATCACTAGCACGGAAGTTACCCACTGAATCTCTAGCGACTATCGAGCTGCTGGTATTATCTGAATCAGCATTTATCGACCAAGTTACTTCGCCGCTACCATCATAAGGTGTGCCTACTAAGTATTGGCTAGTGTGTAACGCATGTGGTGATACTGCCAATATGTTAATATCGAGAGATCCATCAAACGCTACACCGTTAATATTCTTTGATGTTGCGAATTTTGTTGCTGTGTCAGCATTACCTATCAAGTTGCCTCTTACACGAGAACTTGTAGAAACATTAACACCTTTACTGAGCTGATCAAAGCCAGGATCTCTGTCAGCGGAATAGATTTCAAAATCTCGTTCAGCAAAAATAGAAACTACTGTACCATTCAAAGTGGTCTTGATAACCGGGTGATACGTAGTAGGACTAGCTTGATCTCTAACTTTGGTAGATACTTGTCGTGTTACTGTGTATCCAGCTACTGCTTCTGGGCCAACAAACTTAAATGCTGTACCGTCATATACATAAAATTTATTATCAGTTGTGTCTAACCAACCGTCGCCTCTTGCTGGCTCTGTTGGTGCTGTATTTTGTACATCAGTATTACCAACTATTCGCCAATTTGTACCGCCTTCAAATACTCTTATTCTCTTACTGTTAGAATCATACCATAGTTGACCAACTATAGCTTTGCCTGGACTCTGTGTTCCAGCAAAATTTTCTAGTAGATAAACAAAGTTTTCATTTTGCGTCTGGCCATACCCAGCAAAATTCTTACCTACGAGCCCAAGAGTCGTGGTATTATCTAATGTTCCATCATCTAGAACTAATAATTTATCACCGTTCCATTTGTTTAATTGGTATGCCATGTTTTTAATCCGTCTTCATATTTAACTATAATCATGCTCTTAAGAACGTTGACAAACCTTGACCTAATGAATCTGGAGTAGATTCTTCTGATTGGCTTGACTGTTGCCATACATTAGAACCACCAGATGATGTCAATGTAAACACTCTTAACCCTCTAACAACATAGAACCGTGGTGGTCTATGCTGTGCTATTGTTCCTGTTCCTGTACTACCTGTTACAGCTACAGTTACTGGTTGAGCAGCTATGTCTTCTAAGAAATATCTGAACGTATGTATACGAGCAACTGCCCCAACATCATATTCTGCCACAGGAGCTATTTGGGTTAGGTAAGCAGCAATTTCACTGCTAGTTAATACTGTTTCTGCGTTAGGGTATGCTCCTAACGATTTTCCTGTAATGTCCATAGTCAACGCAATACTACGTTGACGTACAAAATTTGTTACGTATTTCTTGTTTGTGGCTTCTGACAACTCTGTTGATGAAAGCAAAGCCGATGATTCCAATGTCTGTCTGCCGCCAACACTGTCTTCGTTAGTATTATGTACACCTAACACTTTCGTAGATGTTGTTCCATCAATTACCACGTTGCCTAATGGTTCTAAAACCAAGTTCGTTGAAACAGCAGTATCGCCATTCGAATATGTGCCTGTGCGACCGTTGTTAGCTATACGATTGTTGTTGATCGTTACGTTATCAATAGTAGCACTGATCTGATTACCGAAGTTGTTTAGTCCTGGTGCTGTTGTTACTTTAGATCCTAACGCATAGAATCCGCCGCCGATATCTGATAATACCACATCACCGTTAATCGACAAGGATCTAAGTGTACCTGTTACGTTAACATTTTGATTTACTACCCAAGCACTAGTTGGGTTGTCAAATAAAATCGTTTTATCAGTAGCACCTTTTAGTATAATGCCACCGCCGTCTGCTGTAGTATCCGTAGGAGTAACAGTAACTCCTAACTCTATATTCTTGTCAGTTACTTTAACTGTGTTGCTTTCAACTGTAGTAGTAACACCTTTAACATCAAGGTTACCTGTGATTTCTACGCTGCCACCTACTCTTGTTACACTAGATGGGTTTCCTGGCAATATATCAAATGTATCAGGAGTACCAGATACTGCGGCGTTGTTAGGAGTTATTTCTAATACAGAAATTTGTGTGCTGTCTTTAGTAGCTTTAAACAATATTCTCTTATTGTTAGCAACGTTTCTAAAAAAGATATCTCCGAAACCTTCTACACCTATCTGTCCTTGAGGACCATCACCAAATCTAAATCCTGTGTTATTTTGTACAGTAATAGATTCTGTAAACGTTGACGCTTGATTTTTTCTAGCATAAAATGTGTAATCAACATTACCCATCTTGTCAGCGTTAATAGCTGTTCCTTGCCACTTGAAATCATTGTTGATAGGATTAAATCCAGGCTTTAATGAGCTAGCTGCCGTACCATCTATGTTTTTAAAATTAGGTATTTGATTTCTAGGAGTAAATTCTGTAGATGTATAATAACCATAAACAGTATTGGCCAAGTATAAAGTAGCAACTGTCCTAAAAACTCTAGATGAATCTTCTATAGATTCTATCTTAAATCCGCTTTGACCTTGCGATGAATTATATGCGGGGCCAACTAATACATCAGCTGTACCTGTAAAAAAGTAAAGCTGGTTAGTAGATGTGTTATACCAAAAATCACCGCTTGAAATATCTAAAGGTCTTGATGCTGATGAAGCCGATGTACCGACTGCCTTCCATTCTGTTCCCGAATATACTTTTATTCTATTTTCTGAAGTATCATACCAAAGTTGTCCAGCCAATGGTGATATAGGACTATTACCTGCGCTGGCGAAATTCTCTAATAACGAAATAAAATTTTCGTTTAGATATTGTCCGAAGCCACTGAAATTTTTACCTACAAGTGTAAGCGAGGTCGATGCTTGATCTATTTGGCCATCTGCTACTGTAGTAATCGTTGTGCCGTCGGTTTTAGTTATTAGGTATGACATTTATTTTTACGCTCCGTCATTTGATGGTTTGCCAGTTCTGATAATATAATTCAAAGTCATGTATGGGTTCATGACGTTAAATGGCCTACCAATCTGTGAATCAGCAAGACCTGACTGTCTCTTATCTTCTAAGCTGATTCTTACAAGACCTGTTGACGCCATTAATTGACCTACAATAGTACCCGATGACGATGTTGCGTATCCAGCAAATGATTGGTTAGCAGAGCCGCTGCCTCCTATCAGTGTTGTAGGACCAAAGTCTGTCGGGGCTTTCGCTGTTTCATTTATCACATAGAATTGTGTGCCCGAAGGTAGGTTATCTGCCCTACGTCCTTTTAAATCGTGATCGTGATCTGGAATGTTATATGATTCAATAACATATTGTGATTGACCGCTTGATTCACCTAGCAAGCTGGCTTTTGGATCATTTACTCTAGGTGTTGCTAAAGCTGTGCTAGCAGCTGGTGCTGATGTTCCAGCAGGATAAGGAACTGTAGTTGCGTTATCCATTACCTGATTGCCTAACACCATCCTTCCTCTGAGATCAGGAATTCTAAATGTGGCTCCTTTCGGAGAACCTAACAACGGAGTTGATCCGTTATATCTAGTACCTAATACTCCAGATAAATCTCTATATCTATATTGCTCAAGCTCTGTTCCATCACAGAACAAATAACCAGTGGGTGCTGTTGTACCAGCATAAGCAAGGATAGTTCCAACAGGAACGTCAGCATCACCTAAGAATGTTGATCGATCAATTTGTCTTAGACCAGATCCTACTCGATACACCAACATCGTGTCGTTAACTTGATAGTTACCTAACGATGGTTTATTTGAAATAATGTCTGATGTTAGTGTAGTAGTAAAGACCTTGTTTAGGTTTCCTGTACCGTTAAATGCCACAACGTTACTCGATACGTCACCTTCTAATTTAAAATTAGTAGCTGAACGCAAGCTGGTCGCTGAGTTAGAGTTACCGTCAATGTTACCAGTTAGTGTACCAGTAATAGTATCTGCGATAATTGATCTAGCATAGATCGTTGCGTATTTGTTGTCACCATCGCCAATTGTTTCACTAGTAGTATTTGGTTTAATTGATTTAGTGTATAGTGTACCATTAAGCAGTCTAATGTCGCCACCGACTGTTATGCTTTTAGTTACAGCAACACCACCCGCAGTTCTAATAGATCCGTTTGATAAATTAGTTGATTCAACTTCTGAATCATTATACAGTTCGCCGTTAAGTTTGAAATTACCAATAATGTCTAAAGGTTCTACAGGACTTAGGTTGTTAATACCTACTTTATTTTCAATAATTCGAACGATAGGTGTTCCAACACCAAACGATCCTGTTCTACTTGGTTGTAAGTCAATACTAGCACCTGGAGTAGAATTATAAATCAAAGCGTTAGCAGATTGTACGCTCAGGTTAACGTTACCATTTGCGCCAATATAGATACCTGCGTCATCTCGAACGTTAAATTGCTTCTGTACTGTCTGTACGATATCTGTTCGAACAAAGCTAGTAGCAGGAACTTCAGTTGTTCCATAAAGCAAAGCATCAGCTGATGTTGCTGTACCTACTAATCTCGGAGCTACAGTAGTATCCGATATATCAGTTCTAGTTGTAATGTTAATACCAGTTCTTATCGAAGTAAAACCTTGGATAGTAACTTTAGGTGTAAAGGTATCCTTGCTGATAATAGCAACAGGAACGTCATTGGTATACATAATGATAACTGAGCGAGGCTTGTTATCAATGTCAAACAAACTTTCAACCTGTGGTCCTGATTTAGTACCAGAACTAAATTGTGGACCTACTAGGATCCACACTGTACCTGACCACAGATATAACTGTTGTGTACTAGAGTTGACCCATAGGTCACCAATAGTAGACCCTGTAGGTTCTTTAACTCCAACTAAAATATTACTAGTAGATGCCCAGTTTACTCCGTCAAACACATATAACTTGTGTTCTGTTGAGTTATACCATAACTGCCCTGTTACTGCTTTGGCACTAGACGGTGCTGTATCGCTGGCAAAGTTTTCTAAAAGATGTAAAAGATTTTCTGCTACAATCTTGCCATACCCTGTTTGATTTCTACCTGGCAAATTGATGCTAGTATCTGTGTTAGTAGTATTATCTTGTACTACTAATGGATCTGGGTGTATCGTTGTGTTTGTAAAGTTAACTGTATATGACATTTAGTTACACCTCAGTAAAACCAGTTAGACTTTGTATCCTGATAGTATAATCAATCTGGATCAGTCTGTTTAAACTCTTTTGTACTGGATGGAAAACCACATGGGTTAATAACTTGCCTGTTGATGATTTGAGCCCTAATTCATCAAATACAAAGTCTCCCGACATATCTACAGAGTTGTCAAATGCTTCTTGACCTGCTGGCTCACCGTAGTCCAACAAGCATGAAACTACAATATCTGAATATGTAGCACCACTAACGTGTCTAACTTCCATCTTGTTACGAGCTACGTCTGTATTGAGAGCAGAATTTTGATCAACTACTTTGCTGTACGTTTGATAATACAGGCTAGAGTTAATGCCGTTCGTGTTTGGTGTTAGATAAGTGATAAGCCCAGTTGAATCAACTACTGTTCCCCCATTGCCAAACGCCATCTCTGATATCCAGCCGCTGCCTTGGTTTGAAAGGCTGCTAGCCATTGCTATACTCATATTTTCGTAATGGATAGCGTTACGTTTGTCTATAAAGACTTCTTTCGTTTCTGGGTCAAAAATCTTGATATGACCTTCAACATGAAAGCCCGATGTCTCGTTAGGAGCTCGGGTATCTTGCTTGTTTTCTTCTGTATTTTGTGACATATTATTGGGCTCTTCTGTTCTCATATTGTATTTATTATGGCAATTTTGTAGTAGCATTTTGTAGGAACTTGGCTATCGGTGTTGAATTACTGCTCAATGTAACACCGTTAGATGCTGTTCCTAAGCCGTTAGCATACCAAATTTGACCGGTTCTTCTCACTACTGTAATGCGTTGTCCGGCCGGTACTGTTGTTGTTAATCTAATGTAAGGCGTTGATCCGTCAACACTAAACTCAGCTTCTGTTGTAACATCGCCAGCAGGACTATAAGACCCTACAGTAGCATCATAGTGTACGATAGGGTCTTTGCTCAATCTTCTACCGCCCACAAACACTTCTATATCGTCGCAAGGACCAAATGTGTCAGGAATTGTAGTTCTTAACCAATCTTGTCTATAGCCTGTACCGTCAGTAGCTGATTGTGTTGGCACAAACGACAAAGGTCCTATCGTTTGGGCAGCACCTACTGTAGAATCATCTGGGTATCCTGTGCTAAAGAAATCTTCTTTATTCTGTGATTCTCTATAAGGAATTGTTTCCATATAACCAGTGTCAACAACTGTAGTGCCTGCTGTATAGAGATCTCCTATCGCAGTTCCAAACAAGCCTCTTCTCAACCCAGTAATGGTGTTTGTAGTATCATCTTTATTTAGATACTGTATCTTTTCACCTTTAATAGTTACTATTCCTGGCTGATCAAAACTAGGAGTAGGCAGGTCAGCTGTACTACTTAGAGTAGCAACATCATCTGAGTATTTTAAATCAGAGGCTAGCGTTACTGACACATCTCTGTATCTATGATAGAAGTTTCTGTTTAATACATCTTTGAATATTTCAAAAGATATAGGATCTTTTCTCACTTGGTCTGAGAATGAAATTATCTCAATAACATCATCAGCCGTAGTTGTAATCGTAGAAGTATTCAGATAAATTGCTGCTCCATCAGCTGATAGATAATAATCAATATCAGGTGTTAAACGCTC